TCTGAACGTTGTCAACAATGTTCCATATGTACCACCACAGGCCGCCCTTGAAGATAAGGGCAAGACACCCGTCATGGCGCAATTGGTCTTAGCAACTTCAAACGCACATGATCTCAACGCACAGGATTATTTCCACTGCCCTCTGGCTGTGCGTCGTCGCCTACCATATGTGGTACATGTTGTTCCAAAGGATGAGTACTTACACGAGAATGGTAAGTTCATCAGCCCAGGTAAACTACCCAAAGTAGAGGGTGCTTTTCCAGATTTTTGGAAGATCACCGTACAACGGTTAGTTCCTGAAGAACACAATGGACGAGATTCAGCCGTCTTGGTTGACGAACAGATTTTCACAAATGTGAACGACTTCCTCAAGCATTTTGCTGAGGCCAGCCTCAAACATCAGGAGATTCAGACTAAGTCTGAATCATGTGACACGCACATGCGGGACATTCCTGTGTGCCGACTATGTTACAATGTTGGTACATGTGACTGTTTGCAAGCGCTCGAAGTAGCCCCATGGGCGTACTTTCTCTCACAGTATGTGGCCTCGTATTTTGGAGCTTTTTGCTTCAACATATTGATGCTCATCATTCAGAGCAGTGTATTCATTCTTCTGAATGAATATGTAGTATTTCGCTACCTTTGGATGCGAGTTGGACGTTGGTTCAACTCTGAGAGAGAGATCCGTATCCACGGTGTATTGAACGGTCAGCGCAACTGGCGTGTTCGTTTTAGTGTTAAGAAATTGGCACAAATTGGACTGGTCATTACGCAATTCTACGTTATGTGGAAATTTGCTAGTTGCATTCGCACGAAAGTCACCAAGACTGAACGTAAGACAGAAGAGGATGTTGCTTCCGAAGAGGATCCAGTATGGGAACCGCAAGGTAACGTATTTGGATCGACAGAAGAGCAACTCCGTAAGGAGGAATCACAGAATGTTTGGTATAACCCAACTATGGAGTTATCAACATTCGATCTTCCTGCACCATCTCGTTCTCTCGCAAACGCAACATCAGAAGGAATCCGCGATTTATTTAGCGCTAATTGTGTGCGCGTAGAAATTGAGGCTACTGATGCAGTGTGTCATTTTCGCACCGGAGCAGTGTTCCTACGTGGACAATTCTTGTGCATGAACAGACATGTGCTACGCGCAGGAACACGATTCAAAATGACTATCATCACTGGACCCATTTCACAAGGCGTTACCGGTAACGCTGTTGTATATTTCAACCGTTCCCAACTGCGTGAAAGTGAGCAGTATGATGTAGTCATCCTTGAAGTGACGGGAGTTCCACCACGTAAGGATATCCTTAAGTATTGGAACACCCATCAAATTCCTGTAACACAGATTGTATCTGTGCGACGTGAACGCAATGGGTTGGCTGAATATGTCGATTACTACAATGCTCAATTCTGCGGAAACTTTCGAGTTGAACAACTTGATACGCGTATGGACGTGTATATGGCAACCTCGAACGTCGAAACCAAGAGTGGTGATTGTGGTTCTTTAGCTGTTGCTAAAACCCCACGTGGTCCAGTAATTTTGGGGTTACATACCCTTGGTTATAAGACTACCGCAGTTTTCCCTCACCTCACATTGGAGGTGTTGGAAGGAATGTGCGGACCACAACTGCAACACGCTGTTGTGGGTGGAGGTGAACCACAGTTTTCCTTAAATGGAGAACTAACTAGTGCATCACTTTTACCACCTCATCACAAAAGTGTGACACGCTACCTTGAAACAGGTACTGTTAACGTATATGGGTGTATGCCCGGTTTTCGTCAACGACCTAAAAGTAGTGTGATGGCCACACCTCTACAACAAGAGATGTTGGAAGAATTGGGCTGTGAGATCAACTATTCCAAACCTGTTATGTCGGGGTGGGAACCAGTTCACAACAATGTGAAAGAGATGGTTAAACCAGACACGAACATTGATGAAGAAGTTTTGGCACACTGTGCTGAAGCTTATCTCAAAGATATAGTGGATGGACTCACCCAACTTCATGGTGAGGAGTGGAAGAAAGAAGTTATTTTTCTTTCAGACCGCGCTGCTGTCAATGGTTTGGCTAAAGTCAAATTCATTGATCGCATCAACACCAACACATCCATGGGTCATCCATGGCACAAATCCAAGAAATCATTCATCCGACCTTCTCCTTCAGAGGAGCAACCAGATGGAATTGAGTTCGAGGAAGATGTGATGGAGCGCATCCACAGAGTGGAACAGTGCTTCAAGGAAGGGAAACGTTCCTATCCTATTTTTACGGGACATCTTAAGGATGAGCCCACTTCTTTTGCAAAGATTGCAAAGAAGAAAACACGAGTGTTTACGGGAGCACCAATCGACTTCAGTATTGCTAGTCGAAAGAAGCTCCTACCTTTCGTGCGCCTTTTACAAAACAATAAATTTGTTTTTGAGGCAGCACCAGGCACCGCAGCACAATCCAGTGAATGGACGGATATATATCTATATCTGACTAAACACGGCATTGATCAGATTGTGGCCGGAGATTACGGCAAATTTGATAAACGAATGATTGCGACGATCATCATCCATGCCTTTCGCATTATTGCAGGAGTATACCGGACGGCCGGTTTCTCTGAGCAGGAGTGCAAAGAGGTTATGACCATCGGTTACGACATTGCGTTTCCGGTATGTATGATCAATGGTGAAATTCTCGAGTTCTTCGGGACTAACCCATCTGGACATCCGTTCACGGTTATTATCAATTCATTGGTCAATAGCCTGTATATGCGTTACGCATATTGTCAACTCAATCCGGATGCGAGCAAAACTTGCTGGTCTTTTAAGAGATCAGTAGCTCTCATCACCTATGGTGATGATAACACGATGGGTGTGAGTAGGAATGCTATGTGGTTCAACCACACAGCTATTCAAGCTCAGATGGCACTCATCGGTGTTGAATACACCATGGCTGATAAAGAAGCAGAAACTCGACCTTTCATCAATATCTCCGAATGTTCTTTCCTCAAACGCAAATGGCGTTGGGAACCAGAACTGAAGATGTATACCTGTCCTTTGGACTTGGATTCAATCCATAAGTCCTTGACAGTGTGGTTACCATCTAAAAGCATAGACAAGTATGCACAGATGGTCGCTGTAATTGAAAGTGCCAACAGTGAGTATTTCTTTCACGGACGTGAATTGTTCGAGAAGAGACGCTCTTTCTTTCAACGGGTTCTAGCTCAAGAACCCTACTCACATTATGTGGGGGAATCGACCTTGCCAGACTGGGATACTCTCATTGAGAGATTTAGGCGAGCGTCAAAAGATTTAAATAACTTCCCGGAGCTGATTACTGTGCCTGGCAGCTCAGTAATCTAAGAACAACAGTCATGCAACACGAATAAAAATACAGAAACAAGTGTTGAGAGAATCGCCGGAAGTATTCTCCCTGTTGATGCGTCTACGAGTACGTATTACCAGAGTATTAAATCTCGTTTTCTATTGCAGTCTGAAGAGGTCGATGTGACCCCCACAGACTCGAGCACCGGAAACCTCCAAATGACCAGCCAAACCGTCACATTTATTGATAATGCTGAGGGTGAAGTTGTGATGGCGGGTTCTGAAGTGAACGCTATTGCACAAGTGGATGGCACCGAGGATCTCCAATTGGGGAAATTCCTCGGTCGTCCTACCGCAATTGCATCGTTCAATTGGTCTACATCAGACACACTTGGTGTTAAATCAACTATTTTACCATGGTCACTCTTCCTTAATAATACAAACATTAGGAAGAAGATCGACAATTTTGCTTTTTTGCGAGGCAAGTTGCACATCAAGGTCATGGTCAATGGTACACCATTTCAATTTGGGTTGATTAGGGCTTGTTATTCACCATTGTTGGGACTCGTAAATGATAAGATACGAACAACACCGGTGGGAACAGAACCGATTCTTACCCCATATTCACAACAACCAGGTTTCTTCATTACTCCAGCTGCAAATGCAGGCGGTCAGATGGAATTGCCATTCTTTTACCATAAGAATTGGCTCGATATTACAGGAAAAAATAATGTAGATAACTTTGGTACCATCAATTTTGTAATTTTCGCTCCTCTTGGAGTAGCTGTTACTGGTGGTACCACATCTGTTACAGTCCAAGTATTTGCTTGGATGTCAGATGTGGAACTCATGGGTTCTACCGCATCTCTTGCTTTGCAAGGTGATGAATATGATGAATCCCTTGGGGTTGTGTCTAAACCAGCCAGTGCTGTAGCAAATATTGCGAGTTATTTGACGAAAGTTCCTATCATAGGACCTTTTGCCCGAGCTACTCAAATAGGAGCGACAGCTATTGGTAGCATAGCTAAGATTTTTGGTTTTACCAATGTCCCAGTTATTGCTGACGTTCATGCATATATGCCTATGAACGCTCCCATGTTGGCTTCAGGCCACATTGGGACAGCCGTGCAGAAGTTTACGCTGGATCCTAAGCAAGAATTATCGTTGGATCCAACTCTACACGGGTTGACACCACAAGATGAACTGGCTATCCCTTATATTAAGGGTAAGGAATCCTATTTGGGTTCTGGTACATGGTCTACATCAAGTACAGTTGACACACTTTTGTTCTGCTTGCGAGTAACGCCTGCGTTATATCAACGAGCGAACATTCAAAACACCGTGCCTGCAACAGTAGGTCAACGTCTTTACCATACACCAATTTCGTATATGAGTCAGATGTTCTACAATTGGCGTGGGTCACTTGTGATTCGCATCAAAATTGTAGCTACTAAGTTCCACAAAGGTCGATTGAAGATTTCTTACGATCCTCGATCCGATATTACTTCATCCAATCCTGATGTCAATGTTGTGTATACGCACATTGTTGATATTGGTGAGGAAGACGATATCGAGATTGAGATTCCGTATCATCAGGATACACCTTGGTTACTTGTTGATAAATCTCTTTCCGACAATTGGAATACTACTGGCTCATTGCCAAATAGAATTGGTACAGATAACGGTGTTCTCACCGTCCGAGTATTGACCACGCTAACCGCTCCTTCTACAGGATCAGTTAAGTTGTTGGCTTTCACAAAGGGCGGTGATGACTTTGAGTTTGCTAATCCTTCAGATCACATTGGAGCTGAAGGTTCTAACTCAGTACCATCCTTTTTCGCTTTGCAAGCCGAGGATGTTACTAGTGTTATGCCGACTCGTTATGTGTTAGGTGAAAAAAGTATACCTCATCCTGAACGCTATGCTCAGAATTTTGGGGAAGCTATTAATTCACTACGTGCATTATTGCATCGTCACATGACACAAGATACTGTGTGGTTTAATACTGCAACAGCATCGGCGCTTAATATCTATGGAAAGATATTGCGCATCATGCCGTATACGCCTGGGTTTGACCCTAATGCGTCTACGGCAGTTTCAGCCAATAAAGTAGTGGCGGCTACTGGTTCAGCACCTTACGCAATGAATACTATGACGCACATGCCTTATATATCTGGGATGTATCTCGGATATCGAGGCGGTGCAAATTACGTACTCACACCAGGCTTTGACCTTTATAGTCCGAGCATCAGTGATTTCCGCGTAACACGTTGGACTGCACAAGCTACTGATCCTAATTATAGACAGTGGAAGCAACTTTCTTCTGCTTTAGGATCAGCTACACAATCCGCTAAAGCGTACTTGTTGGGACGTGGCGCTTATTTGAGCGACGGTCTTGCCGGAATGGCAATTACAACAACGCATACAAACGGATCTATTTCGTTCCAGTTACCCGATTTTAAATTGGCTAACTTTTCATTGTCTGACCCTGCAAATTTTGCATTGGGTGTAGACACAGATGGAACGAACCGACAGGCAGCATTTGCTCAGATTTTGATCAAAGCCAATGCTACAACTGACACCACATATAACACGCTACAGACGCAAGTCTCAGCGGCACCAGATTTTACCTGTCTTTTCTGGTTGTGTTGTCCAACGCTCGATTATTTGACGGGCAACCCTACACCTATTTAGGTGTAGGTAAGGTCTCCTTCGGGAGGCAACAGGCGTCTAAGCGTACTAAATACTAAGTACCGCCTATGGGACACAGTTCTCCTTTTAATGGTTTAGCGAAAACTTCGCATTACTAGGGGATAAGAAGATTTTACCCAAAGAGGTCGCTGCAGTCGGCCCGCCTATTCTTCGATAGGACAACTCCACAATTCGTGGTTGCAGTTACTCAAGAGTTTTGTACTCGTGGCTTCAACCACGGGGAAATTTTGCTCGGATGTAATTGCAACCTTTGAACGAATTGGTGTGACTAAATTGTACATCAAA